GGAGCTTCGTTCGAAAATATCTAATAAAGTGGGGGGACAAGTTCCCCCCATTTAGCCAAAATGAAAAATGAGTTCACAGAAGGATTTGAAGAACAAGGAACTCCTGATATGAAATATTACGCTTTCGATTGGGATGATAACATTGTGCACATGCCAACGAAGATAGTTCTTAAAACAGATTTGGGCGATGAGGTTGGAATGTCAACAACCGACTTTGCAAAATACAGAGAAAAGATTGGGAAAGGTCCTTTTGAATATGAAGGGGAAACAATTGTAGGATTTGCCGACAATGCTTTCAGAAATTTCAGGACAGAAGGCGACAAACAATTTATCATTGACGCGATGAAAGCCGACAAGGGTCCTGCATTCGAAGATTTCAAAGAAGCCATTAATAATGGTTCAGTTTTTGCAATTATCACAGCAAGAGGACACAATCCAAGAACACTTAAACAAGCGGTTTACAATTATATTGTGGATGGTTTCGGAGGGATTGACAAAGACCAACTTGTGAAAAACTTACGAAAATACAGAGACTTTACCGATGAAGAAGATATGTCAGATGATGATATGATTAGAACATACTTGGACCTTAACAAATATCACCCCGTGTCTTTTGGGAACGAACAAGGTGCAACAAGTCCTGAAGAGTTAAAGATTATGGCGATGGATGAATTCGTAAGTTACATAAAACAATTAGCTCACGAACTAAATAAGAAAGCTTATCTCAAAAATGATGTAAGGAATGTCTTTATACCAAAAAAACCAACAATAGGGTTTTCAGATGATGATTTAAAGAATATAGAGGTAATGAGTAAACACTATAAAGGTAAACCAGACGATGATGTAAGAACTTATTTTACTGGTAAGGGCAAGGAAGAATTTAAATAAATGGATATAGTTATATAAAAAAAAGTCAATAGAAATATTTTTGAACTCACTATATTTATACTATATAAACGAAGAAACAAAAAAACTAATATAACATGGCTGATTTACTAATGAAAATGCCGATACCGTATGAACCGAAACGCCAGAATCGATTCATATTGAGATTCCCCTCAAGCTTGGGTATCAACGAGTGGTTCGTGGAAAGTGCGAAAAGACCTTCAATTAAAATTGCGGGAACTGAAATTCAATTTTTGAATACTTCAACATTCGTTGCAGGAAGATTCAATTGGGACCCAATTTCAGTTAAATTCAGAGACCCAATTGGTCCTTCAGCGTCACAAGCATTGATGGAATGGGTTCGTCTACATGCCGAATCTGTGACAGGTCGTATGGGATATGCTGCGGGTTACAAAAAAGATGTGGACCTTGAGATGTTGGACCCAACAGGAGTTGTTGTAGAAAAGTGGATTCTATATGGAACATTCTTAACGAGTGTTGACTTTGGTTCACTTGGATATTCAACAGATGCTTTGGCTGACATCACAGCTGAATTGAGAATGGATAGATGTGTGTTAGTTTACTAATACTCTTTATAAAAAATCAATACTTTTTATATTTAACCGTGGAGACATAAACTTCACGGTTATTTTTTTAATATGGAAGACAAATCAAGAGAATACGGACAACAAAACTTAACATTACCACATGACGTAGTACCTCTACCTTCACAGGGTATGTTCTATAAGAATAAAAGAAAAACAATTAAAGTTGGATATCTCACAGCGTCTGACGAGAATATCCTTATGGGTGGTGGTGCCGATTTGACAATGAACTTGTTGAGAGCAAAAATTTATGAGCCAGATGTCAAGATAGAAGACCTGATGGAAGGTGATGTTGAAGCAATACTTGTCTTCTTGAGAAATACTGGATTTGGTCCGGAAATGAATGTAACTGCTATTGACCCAAAAACTAACAAATCTTTCACAACACAAGTGATGCTTGACGAGCTCAATATTATAAAGGGTCAAGAACCAAACGAAGACGGAACTTTTATTACTACCTTACCAAGGTCAAACTCATCAGTAAAGTTGAAACCACTGACCTACGGGGAAATAATGGAATTGAGAAGATTCGAAGAAAATTATCCCAAGGGAAGGGTAGTACCGAGTATAACTTGGAGATTAGGTAAAGAGATTATCGAATTAGACGGAGAAACAGACAAAGGTAAAATTGCCAAATCTCTTGAGATTATGCCAATTGCCGACTCAAAGTATATCAGAAATTTTCTGAACAATAATGAACCAAGACTCGATATGACAAGAGTTGTAACTACCCCATCAGGAGAAAAACTGACAGTGAACGTTGGTTTTGGGGTAGAATTCTTTCGCCCTTTCTTCGGACTATAGAAAAGGTCAACTAGACGAATTTTATTATCTGAACACACTTCTCAATATTAGTTGGGCTGACTTTATACAAATGCCCCTATTCACAAGAAAATATCTGTTAGACAAGTGGTTGGAGTTAAACAAGAAGAGTTAAAAATATTCACTCCTTCTATTTATTAAGAAAGTATCTTAAATGCAAGGACCAGAACAACAAGGTTCGTTCGATTTTCTAAAAGACATGGTTGACAAACTGGATTTCTTCAGTGGTGAAAAACTGAAGACTGCAATTGCCAACATGGACGAATACGGTCGTCAACTCAATAACGTATTTGGTCAATCACGTCAAAGGATATCTGCCGCGATGGCTTCAATTACAGAGGCCGAACCAAGAATCATAAGATTGGGTGGAAACATTAGAGAAACTTTCCAAACAATGGAAAACATTTCTCAAGCACTACAGAGAAATGTTTTAATGAGTGAAGACATTGTTGCTGGTGTATACGCAACAAGTAAGGTTTTAGGTAAAGATTCCGAGACACTTGTGAGAGCTTTTTCGGAAGCAGGATATGAAGCTTCAAGGATTGGTCCTGAAATGAGTGAGGCTGTCGTTAACGTTCAAAATTTGGGGGTTAACACAAAAGAGGTGATGAGTGTTGTTCTCTCTAACATCTCAGACTTAAATAAGTTCAACTTCCAAAACGGTGTACAAGGGATGACCAAAATGGCAGCACAAGCTGCGATGGTCAGGTTTAACATGGCAGACGCCCTCACGTTTGCAGAAAAGGTACAAGACCCCGAAGCAGCAATACAAATGGCTTCAGGTCTTCAAAGATTGGGAGTTGCTGCAGGCCAGTTAGCCGACCCATTTGCTCTAATGAACGCATCAATCAACGACCCTGGAGCACTTCAAGATTCGTTGATTAATATGACAAAACAGTTTTCTTATTTTGATGAGAAAACAAAAACTTTCAAAATCAGTCCGCAAGGTATCCTTACAATGAAGGAACTTGCAAGAGAAACAGGAATAAGTTATGATAATTTAGCCAAGACCGCAATCGGAGCCCAAGAGTTAGACAAAAGACTCTCACAGATAAAACCTTCAATCAAATTTGGTTCAGAAGAAGATAAGCAGTACATAGCAAACCTTGGGGCGATGAACGCCGAAGGTGAATATACAATCAAATTGGATAGCGGTGTTGAAAAGAAACTTTCGGACTTAACCCAACAAGAATTTGATGAACTAATTAAACAACAAAAAGAAAGTCCAAAGACAGTTGAAGATATAGCGAGAATGCAATTGAAAGCTTCGGACGCTGCAAGAGCTTCACTTGAGTCAATCAACAAAGCGTATTACAATGGTATAGTTTCAGCAAGACTCGTAAGAGATAATATTTCAGATATTAATAAGGCAGCAATCACAAGTACAGGCGCGGTTTCAGGTGCTGGTGCGAGAACAGAGGGTTTCAGAGGATTTTTTGAAAACCTTTTTGAAGGTACTGCTGATTTAATTAAAAATGCGAAAGGAAAAAATGTAGACGAGATTATCAAAGAAGCAATGACTAAACTCCAACAGGGTGGAAAAGGAATTCAAGAAAATCTATTGGAGACAGCCAAAACGACTTTGGAATCATTAAAAAACTCAAAGGGACAAGTGGGTTCCGATACTTTTGCGGGACAACAATATCAGAGATTTGTGGGTGCTTTAGATAGTTTAATATCCAAAACAGATAAAACACAACAAGCAAAAGGAGAACCACAGAAGCCAGTAAAA